CACAAGAAGCTGAAGTACCTGCTGAAGTAGAGCCTGTAGCTGAAGAACCAGCAGAACCAACACAAGAGGTTTAATTATGGCTATTACTTTAGACGGCTCAAATTTAACCACCAACGGTGTAATTAACCGAGGCACCGCCGTTACAACTACATCAGGTACGGCTGTTAACTTTACTGGTATTCCTATTGGCGCAAGCCGTATTACTATCATGTTAAATGGTGTTTCTTTTAGCGGAACATCAAACGGCATTATTCAAATTGGGGCTGGTTCTGTAGAAGCAACGGGATATGCTAGTGGTTTAGGTGCAGTTGGTTCGGCTGGTGCTAGTGGTGCGGTTGGCCCAACAACGGTTGGTTTTGTTTTTGGCTTGACTACTGCCACAAATTTATATTACGGAAATATAACTTTAACGCTAGTTGGTTCAAATTTATGGGTTTACTCCCTTTCGGGCTATGTAAATGCTGCTGGCACACCTTTTGGATTAGTAGGCGGTGGTTCAAAAACGCTTTCAGGCACACTAGACCGTGTTCGCATTACTGCTGCCAACGGAACAGACACCTTTGACGCTGGTTCTATTAACATTCTTTACGAGTAAACCATGCCCGTCTACGTTAGGGTTCTAATCCCCGCCAAGATCGCTGAAGATGCTCAGACCACGCAGTACACTGCGGGGGGCAACATCAGCACAATCATTGACAAATTCACGGCTACTAACTTTAGCGGATCTAGCGCATCGTTAAGCGTGAACATTGTCACGGTGGCTGATACGTCGGGCAATAAGAACTTGATCGTTAAGACCAAAAGCTTAGCCGCAGGCGAAACCTACACGTTTCCCGAGATTGTGGGGCAAGCGCTAGAGCCAGGCGGCTTTATCTCTACCCTTGCTAGCGCTGCTACGGCCATCAATATCCGGTCTAACGGGCGTGAGATTTCGAGCTAATGCTGCACACAGTCAACGTCACTTACGGCAAAGGGTTTAACTTCCTGCCTGTAGTGCCATTGCGTGAAAAAGTAGAGAAGTTGCAAGATGCTTTATTACAGATGCCTCAAGCTGATGTTAAGTTTTTGCATGACTTTGAGCCAGGCAAATACATTCGTACAATGATTGCCCCGCCTTGGTCGGTTATTGTTGGCGCAGAGCATAAAACGCCGTACAAAGTTAAGCTTGAAAAAGGTACAATTGCGGTAAATATTGGCGATGAAATTAAAGTATTAACGGCGCCGTTAGAGTTTGATGCGCCAGCAGGTGTAAAGCGGGTAGGCCGTGTATTTGACGAAGAAGTAATTTGGGTAGATTATTACGATAATCCTGACGATTGCACAGACATACAAGCAACCGAAGAACGATTGTTTGTTATTCCTAAATGCGATTTGATGTCAAACAGAGTTAAAGAGCTTGAAAATAAGCAAAATGATACCGAACAATTAACTAATAGCGTTAAAATGCTGCTAGGTAATGGGTTTGGTTTTAAAGATACGGAGAATTAATATGTCAGCAGCGATAACAGCAGCGGTCATTGGAGGCGGCGCCCTTATATACAGCGCTAGTCAGTCCTCAAAAGCGTCTAGAAGCGCTGCAAGTACCCAAGCAGAAGCTGCTATGCAAGCTGCCGATACGCAAAGCGCTGCAAGTATGTACGCAGCAGATTTGCAAAAAGAAGCCCTAGATAAACAGATTGCGCTATCTGAGCCTTTTAGAACCGCGGGTACAACGGCTGTAAACCAGTTATCCTCTTTGTACGGCCCTGGCGGTGAGATGTACAACCAACAGTTCACACCAACGGCGTTTACCCCTGAACAGTTTAGTTACGATCAATATACTGACCCAGGCACCGCGTTTAGGTTTAAAGAAGGCATGAAAGCCATGAACGCTACGGCGGCAGCTAGAGGCGGTTTAATCTCTGGTAATGCCTTACGCGCAGGGCAAGCGTTTGGTCAAGAATTAGGCTCGCAAGAGTACCAAAACGCGTTTAACCGTTATCTATCTAATAACCAAAACAGATTTGCTGCATCGCAAGCTAATAATGCTAACCGATTTGGTGCTTACCAAGCTAATTTTGCTAATAGACTAGATCCATTAAAGTTCTTAAGTGGTCAAGGCCAAGCGGCTGCGGCTGGTCAAGCCGCTAATATCGGCGCTGGCGCTACTAATATTGGCAACGCTATGGTTGGCGCAGCTAACGCGCAAGCGGCGGGGGCCACAGGCGCAGCTAACGCGCAAGCCGCCGGTATAATTGGTTCGGCTAACGCGTACACCAACGCCATTGGGCAAGGGGTTAACGCGTACCAAATGAATCAATTAATTAACAGGTCGTCTTATAGCCGACCTACTACTAGTTATTACGGTGGTGGCAACGCAGCGCCTATTACCGACTACAGCACCAGCTACGAAAGCGGCCCACAACTTTTAGCAGGAGGCGACTAACTATGCCAATCGATCCAAGTATTCCCCTTCAAGTTAAAAATATCCAACTAGAGTCGCCCGTTAATCGGTTAGCGATGATGGGTGAAGCCGTCAAGTTAGGTGAAATGCAACGCAGCATAGATACGCAAAATCGGCTACGCGACCTTTATTCACAAGGCGTCGACGTGGGTACACCTGAAGGCTTTAAACAAGTAGCGTCTATTGACCCTGCCACAGCGTTAAAGCTCCGCGCAGATGCATTGCAAGGCCGCAAACTTGAAGGCGATATTAAGAAAACAGGCGTTGAAATTGACCAAAAAACCTTTGATCTAGCTAAACAACGCATGGGCGACCTAGCGTTTAACCCATCGGACAACAACATTAAAGCGCATTTAGAAGATGGCATTTTAAGAAAAGAAATTACGCCAGCACAAGCAACCGCTACGTTTCAAACCATAGCAAATATGAACCCTGCACAGCGTAAACAATACTTTACTGAACAAGCTGTTAAGGTAGAAGAACGCTACAAGATGAACACCATTAGCGCAGCGCAACAACAGTCTAATCTTACGGCTATTCGTGGTCAGGACGTTAGCGCTCAAACAGCTCGCCGTGGTCAAGATATGCAACGTATCCCTGTTGGGTACCGTTTGACAACCGAAGGCACGCTTGAGGCGATACCTGGCGGCCCAACCACTACTAACTTGTCGCCTAAAGAAATGCAGAAATTAGAAGCTGCGTATCCTAAAGCTACGTTAAGTCTTAAATCGTTTGAATCTTCATCGGATAATTTAATTAAAGATTTAGAAACGTTAAAAAATCATCCTGGTTTACCAAGCATCACAGGTGTTTTGTATGGCCGTACACCTAGCTTGACTAAAGAAGGTCGTGAAGCCCAAGCCCTATACGACAAAATTGTGGCGCGTGGTGGGTTTAAAGAATTGCAAGACATGCGTAATGCTTCGCCAACAGGCGGTGCTTTAGGTAACATATCTAACCAAGAGGGTACACAATTACGTCAAGCATTTGGTGCTTTAGATCGTACACAAGATGCGTCTAGCGTACAAAAAGAATTAGAAAACATAGCAGAAAATATTCGTGGGTCTAAAGGTCGTGTTCGTGAAGCGTACGACATGACTTATGACTACAAAGGCGGCGCCGGCGCTACACCCCCACCTCCTCCTCCACCTCCCGGCGCTGGCGGTAACACGGTAACAATCCCTAGCGGTAAAGTATTAACTTTCCCAACACCAGAAGCGGCAGCAGCGTACAAAAAAGCAGCGGGGTTATAACATGGCCGTAGACTACGAAGCCCTTGCAAAGCAATTTGGTGGCTCGACAGCCCCTGCGCCTGATACTAAGGTTGACTACGAAGCGTTAGCTAAACAGTTTGGTGGCGGCGTAGCAGAACAAGTTAGCCCCCGCCGTAAAATGGTTGAGGCTGAGTTACGCAGCGTAGCCGCACCTTTTGCTGGCATTAGCAAAGGCGTAGGTAATGTCATGTTTGGTGGTCAACGGCTTGCTGGTAAAGGTTTACAAATGCTTGGCGCTGAAGAAACAGGGCAAGCGCTCATTCAAGATGCTGCGCGCCGTCAAGCCGAACAAGAAGCGTTTATTGCGCCTTACAGAGAAGCCGCACCCGTTAGAACAGGCGCAGGCGAATTTACAGGTGAAGTTGTTAGTACATTGCCTGTTGGCGGTGTAATCGCCAAAGGCGTTAGCAAGATACCAGGCGCAGGCAACGTAGCCGAAGCCATTAGAACAGGTGGTTTTAGAACAGGCGCGCCCGTAGCTACTACGGCAGGTGGCCGTGCTGCTGACGTGGCTACACGCGCAACAGGCGGCGCTGTTGTTGGTGGTACGTCCGCAGCCTTAATTAACCCTGAAGAAGCGAGTACAGGTGCAGGATTTGGCGCCGCCGCGCCGTTTGTATTGCCTACCGTTGGCAAGTACGTAGCTATTGGTGGCGGTAAGATTGTAGACGCGTTTACAGGCAAATTAGCTGAAGTTAAAGCAGGTAAAGTCGCCCGTGAGATGGCAGGCGACACAATCAACCAGATCCGCGCTACCAACAATTTAGCCCCTGTAGATCTAAATGCAGCGCAAGCGGCGTCGGGTATTGATAACGACGTCTACCAAGCGTTCTTAGATTTTTACGCTGGTAAAGATAAAACTTCGTTCCAACGCATTTTAAAAGACACCCAAAAGGCAGACCAGTTAAACCGTTTAGCACAATTAGCCGGTGGCCCTAACTTGACTGAAAACATTGAGTCGGTCAAGCAAGCCAAAAATGTGCTTAACCAGTTAATGACGCCTATCCGTGAAACTGAGCTAACAGCCGCGAATATAGGCGCTAAAGTAGGCGTGCCTTTACAACGTGAAGCAGACCGCTTGGCGCAAGCCGCAGGTCAAAAAGTAGAAGATGTACGCCGCTTTAGCGCTGCGCAAGGCCGTGCCATTAACCCAGCTACAAACAACCTAACTACAGACCAACAGTTAATGAAGTTAGCCGCCAAAGCCGACGATGTAGCGGCGCAGGCTGCTGAAGGTTCGTTAGTGTTTGGTGAAGCTGCGCGGTTTAAACAAGCCGCGGTAGACAGTTTGGCAGATTATGGCTTAAAACCATTGAAATCAGACGCTATTTTTGGCCGTTTAGGTGGTATTTTAAACAATCCTGAGTTTGCGGGTAACGACGTTATTGAAGGCGCTGTCAAAGCGTTTGGCGACGATGTTGTTAAATGGACAAAAAACGGCGGGGTAATTGATGCGTTTGCTTTGGACAGCCTACGCAAGAACTCCGTTAACGCTGCCATTGAAAAGTTACGCCCAGGGCTAGATCAGACATCTAAAAAGAACTTAGCGGCTAGCGTTGTTTCCCAATTAAAAGCGCCAATTATTAACGCCATTGAAGAAGCGGGTGGTACAGGCTACGGCAAGTATTTGGGTGATTATGCAGCAAACGCCCAGCTAATTGACCGCCGTCGCTTGGCGGGTAAAGCCTTAGAAATGTTTAAAAAATCGCCTGACGAGTTTCAACGATTAGTAAAAGGCGATAACCCCGACGCCGTAGAAGCCATATTTGGCCCTGGCAGCTTTAATATCCTTAAAGAAATGGGCGCCGACATTAGACCAATGCAACAGATCGCAGATGAGTTAGCGCGCGACGTAGCGATTAAAGGGCAAGCCAAGTCAGGTCGCCTGGCGTTAGGTTTGGAAGATCAATACGGCAACCCGTCCGAGCTAATTCCAGGCTTCGTAGGCTACAAAACGGCTATCGCCAAAAAAGTAGCGCAGATATTGACAGGTAAAGTAAACGAAAAAGCGCAGACATTGCTTACAGAAGGCGCTCGTTCGGGTAAAGCCATGAATGAAGTCCTCAATACTTTCCCTGCTGAGGAGCGTATTAAAGCCGTAAAACTACTTACGGAATTGGCTAAGACCGATAAAGACTTGCAACGGGCTATTACATCTGGCGCAATCGTGCTTACAACACCTTCAGCTAACGCCTTAGCCCCCGAACAACAGAATAAAAATGCGCTTGCGAGGTAGTTATGGATTGGCAAATAATATTTAACATCGCCGGCGCAGCTTGTCTATCCGCTATTGGTTGGTTTGCTCGTGTTATTTGGGATTCATTACAAGAGCTACGCAGGGATTTAAAACAAATTGAAATTCACTTGCCGACCAGCTATGTCAAAAAAGATGAAATTGCCACGCGGTTTGATCGTATTGAGCAACTTCTCGATCGACTATACGAGAAAATGGAATCGAAGGCTGATAGATGATATATGTCAGATCCGTTAGGGTTGTCCGAAGGGGTAAAGGGGCTTAGTTCAGGCTTAGATTCGGCGCGCGAGGCGGGTAAGACCGTTTCTAAACAGATTGAAAGCATACAAAAGGACGCCGTAGATGTAGCCCAGCAGAAAGCGCAAGAGCGCATACGGGCAAGACGGGAAGCCGAATTTAAGAAGGAACGGGCGCTGATTAAAGCGCTGGATGAATGGAAGCGAAAGAAGCAAATCTCCGATGAGGAGGCTAACTTAAAGATAGGGTTTGTAAAGAAGTACGGCGCTAAAGAGTGGGACGCGGTACTTAAGATTAAGCTAGACATTGAGAACATGGAACGCAAAAACAACGAGGAATTTCAACATGACCTAAAGGCAGTGCGGCGGGTTCAGTTCTATTGTTTTGTTGCGGCGCTCGTTGTTACCTTGTGGTTAAAGTTTATTTTGGGAGCGTTTTAATGAATATGCAAGACGTACTAAAGGCAGTTATTCCAATCTTAGTCGCCTGTATAGCTTGGCTGCTTGGTCAAGTATCTTCATTCCAAACCCGTTTAACCCAAATTGAAGGCAAGATGCCAGCGCTGATTACCAGTGAAGGCGTACCCACAGACAGCCCTATTTCAGCAGAACGCAGGGCAAAACAACGGGAAGAAATTTACAAAGAATTGCATGAACTTCATGTACGAGTTAAATTAATAGAAGAAAGACAGAAAAAATGATGGATACGCTAATTGGACTTCTTAAAGGTGTTGCTCCTGTCCTGGCTACTGCTGTTGCTGGCCCTGCTGGGGGTGCTGCTGTGGGCTGGATCGCTTCTAAACTTGGTATCCCTGATGACACCATTGAGGGTGTAACTGCTGCGTTGCAAGGCAATCCTGAAATGACAATGAAACTCAAAGAGCTAGACCTTGAGTACGCCAAACTAGAAGCCGCAGACCGTGACTCAGCCCGCAAAGCTTACGCTGAGGTCGCTACAAGCGCAAACGCCACCAAGCTAGACAAGGCGGTAGTGCCAGTGCTGGCGCTAGGCACGGTGACGCTTGCGTTCTTATTTATTGCTATTTTGATGTTTCGTGATGTACCAACTGACCAGCAGCAGATGGTTATCTTTGCGCTAGGGTTTATCACTAGCTCGGCTGGACAAGTGCTGTCGTTCTACTTCGGTAGCTCACAAGGCAGCAAAGACAAAACCAAAGAAATTGAAGGGCTAATGAAGAAATGAAAGAGAACTTTGAACAGTGTTTAAAAGAACTATTAGTACATGAGGGCGGCTTTGTAAACCACCCCCAAGATCCAGGCGGTATGACTAACCTTGGCGTAACTAAGCGGGTGTGGGAAGAATGGGTTGGGCATGAAGTAGACGAGAAACAGATGCGCGCTTTAACCCCTGAAACCGTTGCGCCACTTTATAAAAGGAAATACTGGGATGCTTGCCGATCTGATGATCTTGTATCTGGCGTTGATTATGCTGTTTTTGACGTCGCTGTTAATTCCGGGGCGGGGCGCGCTATTAAATTTTTGCAGAGTTGCGTTGGGGTTAATGCTGACGGTGGCTTCGGCCCTGCTACTATGGCTGCCGTTAAAGTAGCCGAACAAGACCCTGAGCGCTTGATTGAGCTTTACTCTGCCAAGCGCCTTGAATTTCTGCAATCCCTAAAGACTTTTGAAACCTTTGGTAAAGGTTGGAGCCGCCGAGTTGCAGAAGTCAAAGACAAAGCCTTAGCTATGGTCGCCAAGCCCTAAATACTGCTCAAGCCGTTTGATGCGTTGCGTTTCAAAGTTGCACAGTACGGTGTAGTACTCAGCTTGGGTTTTGTTTGCAAGGTAGCTACGCTTGGCGTCCTCTAGCTCCTTGGTGGCGAGTTCTTGCGCCTTGGGAGGGTGGGTAACGTACTGCCATAGGGTTCTGATTCTGTCTATAGTTAGGCTTATGTTCATGGTCTTACCTTCCAAATACCGAATCAAATATCGGTGTTAATGATTGTTGCGGTGCAATAAATACAGTAGGCGCTACGGCGGTGTTACCCATCGTCTGTCCCTGGTACTGCCCGTTAGCGCTGTATAACGACGTAATATTGCCTGACTGCAAGGCTTGACCTTGATATTGACCGTTAGCACCGTAGAAGTACTGCGTATTGCCTGAGCGCAGGGCTTGACCTTGGTACTGCCCATTAGGGCCGTAGAAGTATTGCGTCTGGGCGTAAGCGTCGGTTACGGCGGTGCAATAACCAAGGGTAAAGCTAATTAACGCTACTATCAGTTCTTTCATTTTGATTTTCCTTTGTGTTTAATTGACGGTACGCTGTAATCGCCGCTTTTAAGTCGGCTCTTAACTCTAAAATTTCTTTATGGCTTTGCTCGGCAAACGCCACCAAGTTGGCGTGGCTCCAGGTATTAAAGTCGTTCATGGCTTGACAGCCTCCTTGAGTAGCTCGATGCGCTCTCTAGCGCACCGTAGCATGGTGTAGCGCTGGTGCAGGCGCTGTAGCATCGACACACGGCGGCTGCCAGCGCGCTCCTCGTTTAGCATGGTTAGTACCTGTTCTTCGCTTAATTGGCTAAGAATGTCATTTAGCTTGCGCCAGCTTAGATCGCTCATATTGCTCTACCTTGGTTTGTAAGTTAATTACTTCTTTAGTTACCCGCGACAACGCCCGCATGGCTTGGTTGTACTCTTTAACGCGGATCGTTTCTTCTGCCTGCGCCGCCTTGAGTTTGGCTTTAAAGTGTATGAGCCTGTCCATTAGCACCGTCCGTCCATGTCAAACTTATCTTCGTCGTTTAGCCGGTCAATCTCGGCCACCAAACGGCGAATCATCACTTCGATGTTGGTGTCAGGCGCGTATTCAGATATGTCGTCTGCTAGTTTTAATGCTTCTTCACGTAATGTCATTTCTCTTGTGCCTTTCTTAGTATTGCTCTAGCAAAATCCAATATTGCTATCGGACAAGTATCTATTTCAAACCCTGATTCATCCCTAAAGATTTGATGTATTTCCTCATCTGTTAGTGTCTTTGCTGGATGAGTGTAGAGTGGAATAGTCTCAAAAAATTGGTCATCATTGATTGGTTTGTTAAAAATCAATTCCCATTTGTTGTCAGAGTCTTTCATTCTCCACATCCACGCTACTGGTTCATTGTTCATTTCTCACTTGCCTTTCTTTAGTATTGCTCTAGCAAAATCAATCAGCCCTAACACATGGTTTAAGTCGCAAGTTTCACTAATGCGTACTATTTCGCTATCTGTTAGTGTCTTTGCTGGATGGGTGTAGAGTGGAACTTTATCCATTTGCGCTGTGGTTGGCGTATGCCATGTAGTAGGCTTTGCCCACTCTAGCTTGCGTTCTTCCACATTGATGTACGCTACTGGTTCATTGTTCATTTCAGTTCCTCCAATGCTATGTCGCTAATTGCCCGTTTGTCCTTCAGGGCGTCCCAAATCCTCAAATCAATCGTTTTATTGGTTAATAAAAGGTAAACCCATACGTCATGCTTCTGACCGCTGCGGTGCAGGCGCCCGACTGTTTGCTCGTACAGCTCAAGGCTCCACGGCAACGATACAAAGACCATTTTATTACCGCCATGCTGTAGGTTTAACCCATGCCCGGCTGACTTAGGGTGGATCAAGAGTAGCTCGATCTTGCCCTCGTTCCAGCGCTCGATGGCCTTGGGGTCGTTGATCGTCTGGGCGTGGGGGTAGCGGCGCTTAAGTTCAGCCAGCTCCTCAACGTAGTTGTAGACGATGATGGTGTTGTCGTGCTGGTTTTCCTCGATCAGCTCGTCAAGCATATCAAACTTGTGGGTGCTAAACCAAATGGGCGTCTTGCTTACGTTCATGCGCCCAGGCGTGTCAGATGCGGTTGTAACCGTTTCGTAGACCCAGCCCCCTGCCATTTGCTGCAACTTGCCTGTAACCACGCCTGCGTTGACAGCGGTAATCTCCACGTCCTTGAACTCGATAACAAAGTCTTTCTTCATCTTCTCGTATGGCGCGCGGTCAAGCAGGTCGCACTTCATCTCGACCGTATGGCAGGGTGGCAGCTTGTCAGCATACTCGCCAGCGTCAAGCAAGAAGGTTGCAGGCTTGATCCGAGCCATGACCTGCGCCAGCGACCCTACCCGCGGTTCCCACTCGCCAAAGTCCTTGTTGACCAAGACAAAGTACTGCTGCATAAACGCGCCCTTAGCCCGTCCTAGCAGGTCTTGATTGACAATCTTGCATTGCCCAAAGACGTCCTCAAGGCCGTTGCTAGTAAACGAACCAGTCAAGCCCCAGCGAATGTCGATCTTATCGACGATCTTAGCCAAGGCTTTGTAGCGCTTACCGGAGGGGTTCTTGAGCTTGGTTAGCTCGTCAAACACGATGCCGTCAAAGTCTAGCTCTTGGTCGGCAAGCCACTGGATGTTGTCGTAGTTGGTAACGACTACGGGAAAACCCGAATGTAGGGCTTGGTTGCGCTGAACAGGTGTACCCACCGCTACCGCTATGGGCGTGTCCGTTGCCCACTTAGGCTGCTCGACAGGCCATACGTCGGTACAAACGCGCTTAGGAGCCAGCACAAGCCACCGTTTAACGAACTTATAGCGCAGCATATCTTGCATGGCTGTAAGCGTTAGGGCGGTCTTTCCTGCGCCCACAGGGGCAAGGATCATGGCGCGGTTGTTCTCGTACAAGAAGTCGGCTGCCTTCTCTTGGTAATCACGTAGTTTCAAAATGGTGCTTCTCCAAGTAACTTGTACAAGTCGGGTTTAGGTTGCCGTGGCTTAATAACAACAGACCAACCGTGTTGGCAAAATGCCAGCGCTTCTTGACGGGTATTGAACAAGCGCAACATAGCGCCTGTTTCGTCTTTGACAACGTATCTCATTGGTTGTCCTTCATCCATGTGTCAATGTGTTCGATTGACCACAGGCAGGCGTAGTTCTGATTGAGCTGTTTGAGGTTGCGGGCATGGACTTGTTGCAAGGCCGACAATGTACCGCCCTCGGTCTTGAGTTCCACGAACCACGTCACACCGCCTGGCAAGCAAGCAATGCGGTCGGCTACGCCGCGCTGAGTGGGGGACTTGAACTTGTACGCTACGCCGCCAAGGTTTTGGACAGCCCATACAAAGTATTTTTCAATTTCTTTTTCAGGTATTTTTGAGTTCATGTAAAAAAGTTTAGCACAAGTTTAAAAGCTGTGGTAAAGTTTAATCTCAGTCAACTAAAGTAAAGGAAACAAAATGAACGAAGTAGTCCAACATTCCCGTGTAGTTGGTGGCTCTACAGCCAAGCGGGTTATCAGTTGCCCTGGCTCTGTCGCCTTATGCGCCAAGATGCCCCCTAAGCCTTCAAGCAAATACGCTGACGAAGGCACCCTCTTACATAACGTCATGGATCTAATCCTGACCACCAATCAAACGCCTGAGTCATTCGCTGGCATGGAATACGAAGGTATCAAGTTAACCCAAGAGCTAATTGACGAGAAGGTGTACCCTGCCTTGCGCGCGTTAGATGATATTGACCCAAACAAGGAGATGGAATATGCAACAGAAACAAGGGTGGGTTTCGGAGATTACCTTCCTGGCGTGTTCGGTTCTACTGATCTTCTTGGTCGTATTGGCAGGCGCGCTTTTATTTTGGATTGGAAATTTGGTAGCGGCGTTGCTGTGGATGCTACCGATAATCCTCAGCTAATGTTCTATGCAGCCGCCGCCATGCGTACC